TACAAATGCAAACTCATCACAGTATAGTAATGATATGGACATACCACGTCCTGTGTTTCCTGTTGTAGTAGCACTTACAATTCTACTTCCGTTTTCAAATTCAATTGAACCTTTGTTGTAGTTTGTAACACCTGCTCTAATATGATCAGGACACATTTCGTAAACGTATCTAATACGTTGCATAATTTCTTGAGCACCTGTGTACTTGTGTGCCGCAATAAGAATAGTTTGATCAGGATGGAACATTGCATACCAAGCCAGGTACACAGCCGCACATGTTGTCTTACCTGTTTGTCTTGGTAACATGTTTACATTAAAACGATGATCGTGATAACTTCTCATCAAGCCTACTTGATACGAATAAGGATCAAACAACAGTTTACCTTTTACAGGATGTTGAATGTATGCAAAGTTACTTGCAAAGTACAAATACCCATCATTCTGATCCGTACATTTCTGTAGATCTTCAATCTGCTCGTTTGTATATGTTTCTCTTGTATTAGCCTTTTTGGTTAATACGCCATCTAAACTTTTATTTGCCATTGTATAGTATTTACTCAAAAAAATAGGACCCGAAGGTCCTATTTGAGTCTTACTTGAGTAAAAGTAATTTTATATTATTAGTGACTGCCGCCGCAACTTGATGCGTACAGTTTTTCGAGTTGTTTTGCTTCACAACCCATTTCCGTGTATTTCTTCATGATATCTGCTTTAGACATACCTTTGTCTGCACATTTTTTCATTTCTTTACCGCTTGGTAATTGAACTTTTTTATCGTCGGCTTCTTCAATACTTTCTTTTTTAGCATCTTTATCTTTGATTGCTTTTTTCATTGGCTCTTTTTTATCGCCATCTTTGTCCATATCTAAGAAGTCTGGTTTTGCTTTTGCTTCTGCTACTGCATCTTCTTCTACTGGAGAAAATGTCATCTGGTCTTTACATTTACTACACACTGCGTTGCCGTCTTTGTCTATTTCGCTATCTGCAGGTGCACCACAACAGTCACTTAACATGTCTGGTTCTTCGTTCATAAACGTTTCAAGTTTAGCAGAAAGTTCTGCACGTAACTCATCTTCAAGTGCCATTGGATTATCTCCACCTGCAACTTTTGGATAAGATTTTTTCTGTGCGCCATCATGTCCTGATGCAATATCTTTTGTCATAAAGTTATGATCTTGATATTTTTCATCTGGGGAATTATCCCATTCTGCTTCAGCAGTATCTTCTTCAGAACCACAAGGCATGTCGTCCATTGGCTTGTCCATGTCCTTAGGCTTGTCACTTACAAGATCCATCATAGACATCATGTCGTCTTTAGGATCCATTGGACCCATCATAGGATTCATTGCAGGTTTAATTGCAGTTGGAATTGGATCCCCTGCTTTTGCACCTTCTGTTCCTTTTAATGCATTCATTAATTTGATAACATCTTCGGCATTATCACCGCTCATGTTAATAGACGCCGATGCCGCTTCATTAATCGCTTCGTCCAACGCCGTAATTTTTTTGTATATGTCGTTTAATTTCATTATTAACTCCCTATTGGACTTTTAGTTCCGATATCAGCAGTTGTGTCCATTTGCTTGATATCACTTGCTTCAACAGCACGAGATTCTTTTGTTGCCGCATTCGGATTATCTCTTTCCTTACGTGCTACTTCTAATTCTTTTAATAGACCCATAACTCTGTTACCTGATACATCTTGTTGAGCACTTTCGGATTCCATTTCTTCTTTAGTAAGTTTTACTTCGTATGGCTTACCTTGTTCAACCTCTTGATATAACTCTTGAGGTTCATTAGGATTACGTACTACAATATGTGATTGTGGTAAACCAAGTTGGTAACCTAAGTACTCTTGTAACATTTCAGTATGTGTAGGGTATGTTACTTCGCACTCGTAATAAGTTACTTCTTCGTTTTGTAGTGCAGGAAAGTCCAACGGACGTTCTTGAATTGGTGTCTTTTTGCCTGGACTACAATTTGTAAGTCCAAACTTTTTTAAAGCAGTTTCTAATTTGTCTGCTATACCTGTGTTATCACCAGCAATACCAATCTTAAAAGGATAAACCTTTCCATTGTATGCTTCTGTTAAATAATCGCTATATTTTTTCATAATTATATTTTCCCTACTAAACTATTTATCCATGTTCTTAAGTTTTTCTAATAAACTATTACGGTCTGTAACCACATATCCTTCACCAGCAACTACGCCATCTGGAGAATCACCACCATCTTTGTCATTTTTTTCCTTCTTAAGTTGTAATTCTACCATCTTAAGTTTTTTGTCTAATTTGGCAACTTTAGCATCAAGGTTAGTCTTTAGCATGTTACCTGCTACTTCAAACACCCTACCACTATAACGTGCTTCTACATTCATACCTAAGTCCATTAAGTCCTCGTATGCATTCATAGACTTTTCAGCAACTTCGTTTAGTTCTTTATCTGCTAATTCGCCTAAGCCTTTTACTTGCGGTAGTGCCGCACTAATTTTATCCAACTCTGCAATGTCACGCTGAGTGTTCTCATGCTCTACTATAGCATTTTTCTTTTCTGCCTTAGATGCTTGTTCTTTTTCTTTCTGAACAATCTCTTTACTGTCAGGCATATTAAGTAATTCTTCTAATTTCTTCATATTTTGGATTCCATTAAATGCTACTATTATTTAGCCTTTGCGTTGGCCTGAGTGGAACATATCCTTCTCCGTTACGACCCTGAAAAATAAGCCTTTATCTTTACACCATGCTCTTGCGGCGGCCCATTTAGCCATGTTCAATGCAACTGCCATTTGTTTCTGTTTGTTTCTACCTGCAGATTCCATTGTTGTTTGATTGTCTGGCTTAACTTCAATTACTTCTGCACGTTGTTTGCCGTTCTTATCCATGTAACTAATAAAGAAGTCTGGTACGTACACTGTTTGTTTTCCTGTAAAAGGATTTACATACGGTATCTTTACTGCTTCACTTGCCCACTTTGCAACATTAGGATTTTCATCACAGAATTTCATAAATGCAAATTCCCAACTTGATCTATATAATGGTGCTTTGCGACCGATATACTTTTCAGGAAACTTTATGTTGTAACGTCCTTGGGCATACTTGGCCATGTTACACTCCTATGTTTCTTGCTTCGGTCCTATTTTGAACGTCGACTACTCTGTAACCTAACGTACTTATTTTTTCTCTATTAAAGTTTAATACTTCAGTTACAACACTGCTCAACTGTACACTATCTGTTTTCTTAAGTGTATCAAGTAATTCAAAAACATTTATACTATCAAGTTTTGCTTGTTGTAACATTACTGTTCCTACAGCAATAGCAGAAGTTTTTTCAAATCCTCTACTTGTAAAAAATCCTATTACAGCATCAACTTGGTTTGTAGGAAAATTAATAAAGTCAGTAAAATACTGATTATAAAATCTTTTAGTATCTGTTGCACTATCAACTGGGGTTACTTTAGGTAAGTTGCTCATTGTTATGTCCTTATAATGTTAGGCAAGTCTTCAAGCGTTTTATTATTTGCCGCTTCTTGATACCCTGCACTTGCATTATCCCATGCTTCGTTAATTGCGTTAACGCCTGCATCACCCCCTGCGGCTAAATGCTGTTTCTTGTGTGTTGTTGCTTTTGATAAAGCGTCTAACTTGTCTTTGTTGTTTGCTAATTCGTTTGTTACGTCTGCTACACTTGAACTTTGTACTGCCGCTTGTACTGCTCCGATAACACTAATACCTGCAAGTGCAGTTGTTATTGCATTTGTGCCACCATTGCCTCCATTCTTAGGAAAGAATGTATTTGCAACTCCGCCAACATTTACTCCGCCAACATCTCCAATGGCTCCTTTAATAATTCCAAAGCCTTCTTGTCTAATTCCTTCTTTAGATAAGTCTTTAACATTTCTTGCAGTATTAGCCGCTTTTAAAACTGTACCTAATAATGCACCTGGTGATGTAAATGCTTGTCCGCTTGTAATATCTCCAAATACATCTGCGGCACCTGCGGCAACTCCACCTTGACCAAATAAACTTGCTGTGCCTCCGCCTGCAAGTGATAATGGACTTGGTGTTTTATCATAATGTTCTGTAGCAAATCCTTTTGGTGCAACTCCTTCAGATACTGCACCTCTTGTGTACCATACTGTTTCAAACTGACAACTCATTGTACTTTGTACTAAACCACTGTTGTCAGTTTGGTCCATTGTATCATGTTGCCAACTATTAATAATAGGATTTACAAGTGTAAATGCTGTGTAACGTTTTCTTGACATTTGATATACAACAATACTGTCAAAGAAAGGATCACTACTGTCATTATCAAAACCATAACGGTATTGTGATCCTAATGAATTAGCATCTGCAAAAGTGTTTGCTCTGTTGTACGCAGACGCAGTTGTGTTTGGACTACCTGCTGTATCAGTTGATGCATAGTTACCATCTCTATAATAATATCTATAATATGCTTCCCACATTGCAGTTGTAAGACCGTAGTTGTCATCATGGAAAACAAAATTGCAAGGACTATAGTCTATACGTTTTTGTAAAATTCTTTTTCTATTGTATTGATGTTTTACTTCTGTAGTAATATCAAACTTAGGTAAGTCAACACTTTTAACTAACATATTAATTGTGTTAGAATGCTTCTCTGTTAACTGTGGTATAACTGACGATGCTTTTCTGTTAATATTAAAACTAACATGATATAAAAATTTGTTCTTTGGTGCAAATTTAAATGCATCATTTACATATAATCTTGAAGCATGTTGATAGTCTGCAAGGTTACCTTTTGGACTTAATGCTCCAGATATTAGATTGTCAAGGAATGGGGTTAATCTATTTGCCATACTAATATTTATCTAAAAAATAAAGTGGGTATAGAATAAAAAAGGCGCCTAAGCGCCTTTTCCACGTTTATTTTAAAACTCTTAAACTTGATTATACTGCGCCACCGCCAGTAACAAGTGTGTTTACAGTTCTGCCTACAGCAGTACCAATACCTGTTCCTTGTGGTGATTGTACAGCGTTATCGTATCTAATACTTAATGCTACACTAACTACGTCTGATGTTGCGTATGCTAACTGATTGTAGTTTGCTGATTCTAAATAACAACCATATAACTCAAATGTCTCAAGCACATTAACTGTGTTTGCACCGTTACCACCGTCTAATATTTCAATACGTGTAACGAATTTGTAGTCTGCACCTGATGCCGCACTTGATTGTTCAAAGAAATCAAACTGTTTCTGCAACTGTTCGCCAACAAGTTTCTGAACGTTGTTACTTACATCTTCACGTAAGTTCAATGTAATTGGTTCCCAAGTATGTTTTCCTGCAAGGAATACTTTTGAGTTGTATACATCAAGTGTAATCTGTTCAAAAGTTACGTTGGGTCTTGTTACATCGACAACTTGTTTCGTTAACTCAGTAGTTGGTGTTGACACTCCAAAATTTTCCAGTGACACCCTGAAGCGGTACTGCAATTTTGGCATTAACAAACCTTGTGAACTTGCAGATGAATTGCTGTCCAAAGGTACTGTTAGTCTTGAAAGTGATGAAATTGCCATTTATTTGCTCCTATTACTTTTATTTATCATATTATAGGCCCGCTATTTCTCCAGTGTTTTTAAGTCTTAATGGAATGTAAATAAATTCCACTGCTTTCACTGGTTCAATTGCAATGTCTACATAAAGTTCGTTTCTATCAATTCTTGATGGAGTGTTGTTACTTTCGTCACACACTACTAAGAAATCATATAACGCTCTTTGTCCTACAAGCTCAAGCATTAAACTATCTGCTTGTTGTTTGATCTCGTCTCTTGTGATCTTATCGTTAGGCTCAAATATGTAAGGCTTAGCAAGTTTGTTTAACTGTCCACGTAAGTAAATTACTAAACGTGCAACGTTAATTCTATCTAAAGAACTTGCATTTTTTGCTCTTGTCTTTTGACCAAAGTTAACAAGACCTGCACCAGTTAAGAATGTTACTGGGTTAACCTTGTTGCTATACAATGTATCTCTTTGACCTTCGTTAAGAGCAACTGTTTTAAACTCGCCTTCGTTATCAATAAAGCCTGCACTTGAAGCGTTAGTAATTCCACCACGTCTTGTTCCTGCTGGAGCAAACCATGGGTAACTAACTTGATCACTTAATGCAATAGTTCTAAGTATACCATGACTTGCTGGAACAACTACGTTGTTACCTGCATTATCACTTGTGAATAAACTTGGATAAAACACACCTAAGTATTCGTCACTTGTTACTAATCCATTATCGTTATCTTCAACAGCACCGTTAACGTTTGTTGCCCAGTTGTTAATTCCTGTAGCATCACTTGCTAATCTCATTGGAGAGTCACCAACAACAAATGCTGTTAAGCCTCTGTCATTGTTCAATGTAACCATTTCACCAATTAGCTCTGGATAACCAGGAGTTGCTAATAAGTTAAAGATTCTTGATTCGTTATCTCTAATGTCTTGGTTGCTATTCATTAGTGCCTGTAACGCTTGTACAACAACTTTACGCTGTGCCTTACGACCGAATGTACCTGAACCATCACTTTGGTTAGCACTTTCAGTTACCCATCTGTGTGGATAGTAAGACGCCATTGATTCGTCGCCGTTACGTGCATTATCTTCTGCTACGTCAATTGAGTTACGTACAAATTTCTTAACATTAAATCCAGAACGTCTTAAGTTCCATAACAACATACCTTTTGGATATAGTGCTGGATCTGGAGCATCTGGGTCTAAGTAATTACTTGCCGCTAAGTCTGCAATAGTACCTTCTGATCCACTGTTAGCACCTGAAGTGTTATAACGTGCATCTGCAAACAACACACCATTCTCTGTAGTTTGGTCTGTGCTATCTCTTAATACCCATTTCAATGTAGTTCCATTGTATTGGTAAATTACAGGATAGTTTTCTAAGTCTGCTGTACTAATCCAAAGGTCTCCGTTTACAAGTGCTGAACCATCTGACTGTGTAGTTGGTTGTGTTGCACTAACAATTGGACCATTTGGTGAACTGTTTGGAAAGCCTGAAGAACTGTCTTGGTAACCTACCCAAGTAGTTCCGTTGTGTAACATAATATCACACTCGTCAACAATACTGTTGTACCATAACTGACCATCTAATGCTAATGCACTTGGTGCATCATCACTTGCTGTGTATGATAGTACTTGCCAATTCGAAGCCATAAACTGCTTAGGATTAGTTGAACTATCTGTTCCTGGAACATAGTATAAGTTCGCTGTACCTGTGTTTGCATCAACATATGGAGTAAATCCTGCTAATGTTAATCCACCATCGGTATCAACAATTCTAATCTCTCCACCATCGTTGTGTTCAATTACAACTCTGTTTGAAGCGTCTACACTTGCTACAATGTTAGTAAAGCCAGCACTGTTAATTTGACCTGCAATTTCTTCAGCGTCTGCCGCCGCGCCTGTTGCAACAGCCGAAACTGTTACTGCCGCACTCATTGTTGCTGAGTTAGTAGTTGACTCGCTCATTGTAAATGTATAAGTTGCCGCAGATACTTGATCAGTAATAATTGCTGATGTAATCTTAGTAGATCCAGTAGCAACTCTTTTAAAGATTTTAAAATCATACTCTGGACTTGCGCCTTCAGTAACATTTGTTTGAGCATAGTAAGTATCAACTGAAAGGTTTACACCTCCGCCTGTTGAATCTAAGCCTTTTAATGCTGACATGTTATCTGAATACAATGGAACAGTTTTGTTATCCCATAGTTCAGTAGTACCATTAAATTCTTTAACACTTAATTTAGCACCCAAGTTTGCATCAGTAGTTTT